CAAGCAAAACTTTTACTTTCTTAATTAAGGAGCACTGTGGCAGGTCGTGATATAACCGAAGGTCGTGCCGAACAAGCGATTGCCGTTGATGTTGGTATCGTATCTACTAGTACTTACTGGCAGAATACATCTGACTCATATGATGTAGCAGTTGGTGGACAACCATTCTTCTATGCAATCAATGACCAACGTCCATACATTAGACAGACTGCACCTTATAGAAAAGACCAGTTTGATAATGGTGCAGAGCCAGGTGAGCAATCACTTACTGGTTGGTGGATAAGAAGTCAGTCATCATTCCATAGTGGTTCAGGTATTAAGTTCTATGACCCATCTGCTGGTGAGATTACAGCACATAGGTTTACAGATAGTAAAGGCGTAGATGTTTGGACTAAAGGTGAGGTAACTCTACTTAAGTCTACAGCATCAGCCCACTATACAACTGGTGATATTGAGGCTAACAAACGACCATTCCAACAACTACGTCCCATTCAATACGGTGGAACTAATGGCGTATTACTACACGATGAGTATGATGTTGATAAGATTTCAGTAGATGGTACAGAGACTCACTTTATAGATAATGCAGCAGGTACTGATTACCCTGTATTTGCTATCTGTGATGATGGTGTCAATGCTTATTGGGTAACCCGTATATTAGATGCAGGCGTAGATAAGACTGCTGTTTACAAAAAGGTTTTAACTGGAGATTCATCTACTGCTGCCACTCAATTATTTAAAGATAGTTCTATTGTGGTATCTAAAGGTGTAATGGAATATGTTAAAGACCGTATTGTTATGGCTGTTAATAACAAGATATTTGAATTATCTACTGCAGCATCATCATTACCTGCAGCCTTATACACTCACTCAGATTCTGATATAGTATTTACATCTATTACAGCATCTGGTCCTGCCATTTATATCTCAGGTTATAGTGGTGTTCAATCATTTATTTATAAGTTTACCCTTAATACAGCAGGTGTAATGCCTACCCTTACTACCGCCATTACTGCAGCAGAGATGCCAGTTGGTGAAATCATCCATAAGATTTACTATTACTTAGGTTATATGATGATAGGGACAAACAAGGGAATCCGTGCAGCAGTTGTCTCTGACCAAGATGGCTCCATTAACTATGGTCCACTAATTGTGGAAACTACTCAGCCTTGCTATGACTTTGCTGCACGAGACAGATTCGTCTGGTGTGCAACTGGCGTAGATGGTGCTCCTGGTGTTATCCGTATTGACTTAGGTAATGAAATAGAAACCTTACGCTTTGCCTATGCTAATGACCTATATGTATCTACCATCTCTGGATATAAAACTACAGCCTGTGCATTTGCTGGTGATACTGACAGACTTGTATTCTGTACTACAGCCAACAATGCTGGCACAATTACTAACAAAGCATTAACCTCTAACGTAGCAACTCTTACTACATCTGCAGCACACGGACTAGCAGTAGGTGATGAGGTATGGGTGGAAGGTGTTGATGCTACATTCAATGGTAAATATACAGTTGCTAGTGTACCTAGTACAACTACATTTACCTATGCTAAGACTGCATCTAACGTAACATCTACCGCAGTATCATCTGCTACAGCATTAGTTAACAAAGTAGGTTCAATCAATATTGAATCAGCCTCTACCCTTATGGAGACTGGCTATCTAACCACTGGTTATATTCGCTATGGCACATTAGAGCCTAAAAACTTTAAGCGTTTACTTGCTCGTGGCAACTTTGATTATGGTTCATTAGTATTAGAAACTGTAGATAAAGATGGCACGGAGTATGACCATATTACTTACGAGGCTGGAGTAACAGCAGTTGAGGTAACTACATCATCTCCTGCTACTGCACAAGAATATGTAGCCTACAAGTTTGTTCTTAATCGTGATACTACAACTACTAGCCAAGGTCCAGTATTTAAGGGCTATCAAGCAAAGGCTACTATTGCTACACCTCGTCAAAGAGTTATGAGATTTCCTGTCTATTGTTTTGACATAGAGACAGATAGATACAATGTGGTATCTGGTTATGAAGGCAAGGCATTAGCACGACTACAACTATTAGAGGATGTGGAAGAGAATGGCGATGTTGTTGCTTGGCAAGACCTTACTACTGGCGAAAGTCGTCAGGTAGTTATTGAGCAAATCTCCTTTATGCGTATGACCCCACCTGATAAAAGATTTGATGGGTTTGGTGGCGTAATTGAGATAACTATTAGAACGGTATAATACTTATGACACCTGCTGACTGGGCTGCACTCGCAGTATCTATAACAACTTTACTTGGAGCATTGGCTATAGGAGTAAGACACTTAGTTAAACACTATCTATCTGAACTTAAACCCAATGGTGGCTCAAGTTTAAAGGATGCTGTCAGCAGATTAGAAAGACAAGTAGAGGAAATTTACAGTATACTAATCAATAAAAAATAGGGGGCAATATGACAGTAACTGTATATACATTACCAAGTTGTATCCAATGTGATATGACTAAGAAGTATCTAGATAAGTATGAGATTGAATACTCAGTTGTCGACTTAAGTCAGGATTTACAGGCTGCTAAAGTTGTAGCAGACCTAGGATATAAGCAAGCACCTGTAGTTATATATGATAAGTTTCACTGGTCAGGCTTTAGACCAGACAAAGTAAAAGCATTACATCTAATGTTGCTAGAAAAAGTAGCACCTAATGTTAGCCAATAACTTTCCTAAATGGTTCTACGATAACAATACAGTTGATGATTTTGAAACAGGACTAGCAGAGTTTAAGGGCAAGAAGAACCTTAAGTTCTTACAGATAGGTGTCTTTACTGGCAACGCATCTGCTTGGTTACTTAAGAATATACTTACTGACCCATCATCATTACTGGTAGACATAGACCCTTGGTGTGGCAACCTACCTCACGAGTCAGTCTATGACTGGGGTGATATACAAGCAGCGTATAAAGAACAGACAGCACCATATGGTAAGAAGGTGCAAGCACATAAAGCATTTAGTGGTGACTGGTTAAAGAACCACAGAGAACTTAAATATGATTTCATCTATATTGATGGTGACCATCTACCTGAATCAGTAACCTTAGATGCTGACCTGTCTTGGGACTTACTTAAGTCAGGTGGCATTATGGCATTTGATGATTATGAGTGGGACCATCCTGATGGTACAGATAAAAACCCTAAGCCAGCAATAGATGCTTGGTTAAACAAACATAAAGATGAATTTGAAATACTTCGTAAAGGATGGCAAGTATGGATAAGAAAGAAGTGAACAATGACAACTGTTGCCAAGAGAGCCACACCTGCTGCAATTGCTGTGCTGCGCCAAGCGACGGCGTTAAGACCGAAGCGCAAGAAAGCCAGCGATGGTCTGCTACCATCTGCTGCTCATCTCAAACAGAGTCCTAACTCAGACCACAATACTGGGTATGCAGTAGATTTAACTCACGACCCTAAGAATGGTATTGATTGCTTTGAGATATATGAGAAGTTGCAATCAGATTCTAGAGTTAAGTATCTAATATTTACTGGTAAAATTTGGTCAGCCAAGAATGGCGAAGCCAGGTATACTGGTATCAATCAACATAATAAACACCTACATATTTCCATCAAGGATAACTGCGGTAATGACACATCACCTTGGTTTCCTTGGCTGGGAAAAGTAACAACACTCAACAAGGTAAAGGCTTCAGTAAAGCCACTACCAAAAAAGGAGAACTAATGAAAGATTTAATTGCTAAGTTAAAGAGCAAGAAGACTAAGGCTGCAGTCAAGTCTTACCTTCGTGCAGTACTTGCATCAGCAGTAACTATGGGACTAGCACTTGCTGCTGACCTTACTCCTGAATACGCAATCTTAATCGGCTCAGTAACGGCACCATTGGCTAAGTGGGCAGATAAGACCGAAAAAGAGTACGGCATAGGCTCCAAATAAATACCCCTAATTAGCCTTTAAAGGCCCTTTAGAGACACGAATACCCCCCGACCTAGTAGAGATACTGGGAAGGGGGGTCTTTTGTCGTTTCTAGGTAGCCTATAGAATGCCCTAAATCACCTGCATAGTACGAGAATCAGGCACGATTATGGGTAGGTAGGTATGGTAGTATACCCCTTAAGATATAAATGTCTTAAAATCATGTTTTTATATCTCTATATATTATATATATTATTATATATTATAGACCCCGAAGGGGTCTTATATATTATATATTATATTATATATATATTATATATAGGAAATATATTTATATGGGAACGAATACTTCTGTATCGTTCCCTATATATCTTATAGTATAATATATGATACTCCTATGACTATACAACTTGATGGCTATACCCTGCCTGAACATATATCTTACTCTGCATTTACTACCTATATAGATTGTGGGTACCAATACTACTTAGGTAGATTACTTAACTTACCTGAACAACCATCAGTCTGGTCGGTGGGTGGGTCAGCATTCCATACTGCCACTGAGATGTGGGACTTGGAGAACTTATGAGTAGTTTAGATTTATGGAATAAAGCATGGGAAAAAGAAGCAGAGGGTGTTGACTTAACCTTTGCTCGTGTTGGTGGCAGAACATCTAAAGCATTTCCTAATAGAGAGAATGTAGATTTCTGGCAACAGACAGGACCTGAATGGGTTCAGTCTTATATCGATTGGCGTAAGGCTAATCATAACTGGAAGATTTGGTTTACTCCTGAGGGCGCACCTGCCATAGAGTTGGGGTTAACTCCAGTCTTTGCTGACGTACCAGTGAAGATGGTTCTCGATAGAGTGTTTGAAGTCGATGGTGAGTTAGTCGTGGTTGACTTAAAGACTTCACAACAAACCCCAACTAGCACCTTACAACTTGGATTCTATAAACTAGGAATCAAACAAGTCTTAGGTGTTGATATAAAGTACGGTGCATATTGGATGGCAAGACAAGAAGGCACATCCCCTATGGTAGATCTTAGTGATTACACTGAGGAGAAACTTGAGTACTTGGTTCGTTCCTTCGATAAGGCACGCAAGGCTGGTATATTTATCCCTAATACAAACAACTGCAATCGTTGTGGGTTGACAGAGTATTGCCAATTCACATCGAAGAAATGAGATAACAATGGCAAATGAAGACTGGAAACTGCAGGTTTCCTACAAGACACCATCAGGTGATATGATAAACATACGTGCTAATACTGCTGACGAACTGTCAGTATTGTTAGAAGGCGTAGGAGATTACTCTCCACAAATTGCAGCGACTCAACAAAAAATTGTGGGGTCATATGCACTAAACCCGTCCTCGACTACGAGTTCCACTACAAGCACAAAGCCCTTGAAGTACTCCGCACCAACCCCAGTATCGGCAGTATCAGGTACAGCAGCGCCAGTGTGCAAGCACGGAAGTCGTATATGGAGAGAGGGTATCAGTAAGGCAAGTGGCAAGCCTTATGCATTCTGGTCTTGTCCTTCACCACAAGGAACACCAGATCAATGCAAGCCAGTAAATTAACAGACTGGTATAAATCTTTTTTCGGAACTAGAGAGGAGCCTGGATGCGTACACTTATCAGATCAGTTGGTCGTGCCAGTATTGGTGGGGAACCATTACCATCTTGCTTTAAGGCGTTTGAATCAAACAAGATTATCATCCGTCGCTCCGAAGTTTCTATGTTCGCTGCAGCACCAGGAGTTGGAAAATCCACACTCGCATTAGCATTAGCGTTAAAGATGAGAGTGCCAACACTTTACATCTCAGCAGATACTAATGCTCATACAATGGCTATGCGTTTAGCCTCTATGATATCTGGTAAGAATCAAACAGATGTAGAGAGTATGTTGCAGTCAGATATTGGTTGGACTAAGGCTACTCTATCTAAGAGTAGCCATATAGTCTGGTCATTTGAGTCAGCACCTACGCTACAAGATATTGATGAAGAGGTGCAAGCCTTTGAAGAATTATGGGGTTGTCCACCTGTACTTATAATTGTAGATAATCTTATGGATGTTGCCACTGATGGTGGCGAAGAGTTTGCTTCTATGAGAGCAATCATGAAGGAGTTAAAGTATCTTGCTCGTGCTACAAATTCGGCTGTTGTCGTTCTTCATCATACTAGTGAGGCTGTTCTTGGGACACCATGTCAGCCACGCTCTGCTATCCAGGGTAAGGTGGCTCAACTTCCAGCGCTTATATGTACACTTGGTGTGGTCGGAACTTCAATGGGTGTTGCTCCAGTCAAGAACAGATATGGTAGAGCGGATGCTGGCGGAGGACTGATGACTTGGATTGCTTTTAATCCTGAATATATGTTTGTTGATGACATCCCAGAGAATCATTAATGCAAAAAGATATTAATAATTATACTATAACTATAAATAAAAATACCTTAGATTGTTGGGGTATAGGAATGGAGTACTATGGATTACTGGAGTTCGATGATGTTGATTTTCCATCAGTTGTCGCTAGAGTTATTAGGTTTGATTTCGTATTTTTCTTTATTAATTTAACTAGATATCCTAAGGTAAAGTGGCGTGATAATAACCCTAAGTAAAGACGAAGTAAGAGTCTGCACTATGCTTGCAGTAGAGAGATGGCTGGCCAAGTTTGGTTCGACTGACCAGCCTAACTACGCACAAGGTAAAGCAGATGGCAAGTTGGAGCCTGAGATAAACGCTAACATTCGTGCTAACGTGTGTGAGTGGGCTGTTGCTAAGCACTATAATATGGCTTGGAATAATCCTTGGTATCCTAATGCACTACATAAGAAGCGTCATTCATTACCTGATGTTGGTACTAATGTAGAGGTACGATCTGTCAGGACACAGGATAGCATACCGTTCTGGCGTAAAGATGAAGGTAAGGTTATTATCGGTACTAAATGTTTAGACTTAGAATATTTTTCTGAGGTAGAAATATTTGGAGCAGCATACCCTGAAGAGTTTACTAAACCTCAGTACTATGATTCTTACATAAATGGTTGGCGTATACCTTTAAGCGGGTTCACTCATGAGTAGTTATGGTAAGCGTAAAGGTTCAGCCTTTGAGACTGGTGTAGTTAGATGGTTAAGAGATAAAGATATATTGGCTGAAAGATTAACTAAGGCTGGTGCAAAGGATGAGGGTGATGTAGTTGCTTTCTTAGAAGGTACAGCAATCATCTTAGAACTTAAGGCAACAAAGAAGTTAGACTTACCACAGTTCTGGCGAGAGGCAGAAGTAGAAGCAGAGAACTATGCTAAGGCTAGGAAGTTAAAGGAAGTACCATATAAATTTGTAATAATAAAACGTAGGCAGGCAGGAATAGATAAGGCTTGGGTGGTGGAAGATCTTGAACAATGGACTAAGAGGGCGGGGAAATGACTTACCAAACATCAGAGAAATACTCATACATTACGGAGCAAAAGTCAGACAAGAGTACGGACAAGTCACACTCAAATGTCCTTTCCACTCAGACACCCACCAGTCAGGTAGTGTTAACCTCGACAATAACATATACATATGTTTCGCCTGTGGAGTCCAAGGAAATAGTTTACAAATTGTCGCACAGCAGGAAGGCGTAGATATACGTGAAGCAAAATCAATTGCAGAAAGAATTGTTGGATCTAGCGACAGCGAAGTACACAGCAAACATTTATCAGGCAGAAGATTACCTCAGAAACAGAGGCATTCCAATGGAAGCGGCACGATTGGCACGATTAGGCGTAGTAGAGGAGGCTGAGATTGGACATGAAACATTCCAAGGACGACTATCGATACCGTATATTACCAAGACTGGCGTTGTCGATATTCGTTTTCGTTCTCTTAATCCTGCTGTTGAACCTAAGTACATGGGTATGACAGGGGCAGAAAC